CCTTCTATGGTGTTGATGTTGATTTCATTCCTTGGATTTGTAAAGACAACGAAGATAAGATTTACGATTTCATAAAGAACAGTAAATCTAAAATTTGCTTTGGTCATTTTGAATTGTCTGGATTTGAAATGGACCGAGGAAATGTTTGCCTTGAAGGTATGGATAGGAATATACTACAGAAGTATGATCTCGTTTTGAGTGGTCACTTTCATCACAAATCCAGTGATGGTCAGATCGTATATGTTGGAACGCCAGGGGAAATGACTTGGGCTGATTATGATGACGAACGAGGATTTCATATTCTCGATCTGAATGATCTCAGTCTTGAGTTCTATGAAAACCCACACAAGATGTTTCACAAAATCATCTACGATGAGACGCAAGAAACACTCGAGAAAATTCAAGAGAAAGATTTCAGCAAATACAAAGATAAAATCGTAAAGGTAATCGTATCAAACAAAACAAATCCATACATGTTTGATGTATTTTTTGATAAACTATATCAGTCATCGCCGCTGGATGTTTCTATTGTTGAAGACTTTGTTGATTACTCTGAAATATCAGAAGAAGATGTAATTGACGAAGCAGAAGATACGATGACGATTCTTGATAAGTATATTGACTCGCTAGAAACAAATCTAGACAGTATGAGAATCAAGAATCTAATGCGTGAAATTTATAATGAGGCGCAAAGTCTGGAAGTATGATATTTTTCAAAACTGTTCGATATAAAAATTTCCTGTCTACGGGAAATTTATTCACTGAGATTTACCTGAACAAACATCAGATGACATTGATCGTTGGTGAGAATGGCGCTGGTAAAAGCACTATGCTTGATGCACTCACATTTGCATTGTTTGGTAAATCTTTTCGTAACATCAACAAACCACAGCTTGTCAATTCAATCAATGGTAAAGAATGTGTAGTTGAAGTTGAGTTCAGCATCTCAGCTAAGAACTATAAGATCATCAGAGGTTTGAAACCAAATAAGTTTGAGATCTATTGTAATGGTGTGATGATCAATCAAGACGCCAGCTCAAGAGACTATCAAGATTATCTCGAAAAGAATATTCTCAGGTTCAATCTGAAAGCATTCACTCAGATCGTTATTCTCGGCAGTTCTTCGTTCGTTCCGTTTATGCAGCTGACTGCTGGTGATCGTCGCGCGATTATTGAAGATCTGCTTGACATTCAAATATTCTCATCGATGAATTCAGTGGTAAAGGATAAAATATCTACATTAAAGAACGAAGCATCAGAAATCAAAAGAAACATCGATACAACTAAATCGCAAATAGAACTACAACAAAAATATGTTGAGGAAGCGAAGAAGAATAACAAAGAACAAGTTGAAGCGAAAGAAAAGGAACTGGTAAAACTCCAGGAAGAAGTTGCATCTTGGGAAGAAAAACTTGAACTCGTTGTCAAGCATCGCGATGTCATGAGTAAAAAGTTAAATGATAATCTTGATTCTTTACAGAGTAAAAAGAAAGCATTTGATTCCTATGAAATTAAGATTGAATCAAATCTGAATAAAATTAATAAGAACATAAAGTTCTTTGAAGAAAACTCTACGTGCCCAACATGCGACCAGTCAATAAAGAATAAGCAAAAGAAGATCAAAGAATTTAACGAAGAACGATCCAAATACGATGATGGATTGACAGCTCTCCGCGATCAGAGAAAGAGTGTTGAAGATAAGCTGAAAAATGCACTAACAACACAAAGAAAGATCAATGAGCATAATGCTGAAATCAAAAGCATGGAAGCAACAATCAAACAACTTAGGAAATATGAAAGTAAAGTCCAAGCTGAAATCTTTGATCTGAAACAGAAGAAAGAAATCAGCGATGATATGCTTGATATCTCTAAGAAATTGGTTGAGAAGATGGAAGAGTTGGAGAACCAACGAAAAGAGTTCGCCAACAAGAAACAGTACATCGAAGTTGCTAGTCTATTGCTGAAGGACAGTGGAATCAAAGCAAAGATCATCAAACAGTATTTGCCGATCATTAACAAACTAGTCAACAAGTATTTGTCGTCGATGAACTTCTTTGTCAACTTTGAAATTGATGAAGAATTTAAGGAAACAATCAAGTCAAGGCATCGCGACGATTTCAGTTATCAGAATTTTTCTGAAGGCGAAAGAATGCGCATTGACTTGGCATTGCTTTTGACTTGGCGATCAGTATCTAAAATCAAAAACAGTATGAATACAAATATACTGGTTCTTGATGAAGTGTTTGATAGTTCGTTGGATTCTTCAGGAACAGAGGAGTTTATGAAATTGCTACACACGCTTGGGTCTGACGTCAATATATATGTTATATCACATAAGGGTGACGTGTTGGTTGATAAATTCCATCATATTCTCAAATTCGAAAAGGTCAAAAATTTCTCACAGCTGAGTGTATAATATGAAAGCAAAAGGTGAACGTATTGTAAAGTTTGTCAACGGTCAAATGGTTGATTACACTTTGTATGAATTGGTTGACAAATATGATCCTATTTTAAAACAACCAGCTCAAGAATTTGAGTTCAACAATCCACCAATCGATCCAATTCATTTGTCAATGTCATTGGCTGAAACGATGGGAAAGAACGGAGGTATTGGTCTTGCTGCGCCACAAGTTGGTATTCCTTATCGTGTGTTCTGTATGGGACTTATACAGCTGAATAAACAGCAAGATCAACGAAAGATGGATGTGATGACTCTTTTCAATCCTGTTATTATCAGCCAATCTGATGTGAAAAGAAAAGAGAAAGAAGGATGCATAACTTTTCCAGGTTTGTATTTAGATGTTGAAAGATCAACTGAAATTGTAGTTCAGTTCACAAATCATTTCGGTAACCAAATGCAATCAACATTCTATGGAATCGATGCTCGTTGCGCATTACATGAATACGATCATCTGGACGGAATACTATATACTTCTAGGATCCCACAAACCAAACTCAAAATCATTCAGAGTAAAATGAAACGGAGAAGGTAACATGGCATTTCTTTACAGATATTACATGAAACCAAATTTAGAATTCGTTCAACTCGATCACAATGATGAAATCGCTCTCAAACAAATCATGCGCGAATATGATGCTTGCCAAAAAGCGGGATTGCTTTGCGCGAAACACGAAACGTCAGGCAATATACCAGACAAATTAGAAGTCCACTCACATCCAGGGTTGTTCGAACAAGACGCCAAAGCGTGGCTCTATAGGATGACGCTGCTGCAAAAGACGAACACGATCTATGTTAACGCCGAAACTCGTAAATAAACCTTCCTATCACTAAGTTACTGATTCCATTATAGTTTTTGAATTTTACTTCTGAGACCGTTCTAGGGTATAATGACCGTGTTGAGAGGAGTAACGTATGGCTATAGTAGAAAGTAAATCGCTTCTCGCCAAGCTGATGGCGGTAGAAAATATTGACGTGGTTCATGACAACAGCGTCAATATCCCCTATTTCAGTCCCCAAGATCGTAAACTTGTTTGCCCAGTCTGGAAAGAGATGAGCGGCGACCTGTACGACGCGATCATGGGGCACGAAGTTGGTCACGCACTGAATACGCCAGCTGATGGTTGGCATACTTCGGTGACGACTGACCCTCGCCCCAACTTCAAGACGTTCCTGAACGTCGTTGAGGACGTTCGCACCGATCGCCTTCAGCGTCGTCGGTATCCTGGTCTTGGGCGTTCCTTCGCTGAAGGTTATAAGCAACTCCACGAGCGCGATTACTTCGGCGTGAAGAAGCTAAAGAATATTGACGATCTCAATCTGATCGATCGTATCAATATCAAGTACAAACTCGGGCACCTCATCTTCGTTCGGTTTTCGAAGGAAGAGGAAACTCGGTTCCTGTCCCGTCTTGATGTAATCGAGACCTGGGAACAGGTCGTGACTCTTGCTTCTGAAATCTACGACTATGTTCAGCAAAAAGAAGAAGACAAGATTCAGAACGTTGCTGAACTGCGCGACTTCATTGAAGATTCGTCTGACGATTCTGATGATGAAGAACAGGATGAGATGGAGTCTGAGGCGACCCAAGATCAACCCAGCGTCATGGCTGACGACGAGGGTGAGTTCGACGACGCCGAAACGGATGACGAAACTGACGAAAACGAAGTTGCTTGTGAAAGCGATTTCAACCCGACGTCAGTGACTGATGAAGTGTTCCGTGAGATGGAATCGCAGCTGGTCGCTGGTGGTTCTAAAGCAATGGCTGTCCTTCACACTCCGAAAGTCAATCTTGACAAAATCATCATTCCCTCTAAGAAGGTATATGATGAGTATCGGCATGCGCTGAAAGACTTCAACGTTGACGAAATTGAAAAGGAATCAGTAACTGGATTCTTGAAAGAGTATCGCAACTACATTGCGCTTCTCGTCCAGGAATTCGAGATGCGCAAAAACGCCAGCCAGTATACTCGCTCGCTGACTGCGAAGACTGGTGAACTTGATACTCGCAACCTCGCGAAGTATAAGTTCACGAACGACATCTTCCGCAAGGTGACGCGAGTTGCTAAGGGCAAATCCCACGGAATGGTGATGTTCCTGGATATGTCAGCATCGATGCGCGGTCACCGTATGAACTATGCAGTTCAGCAGGTCCTGGTTCTCGCGTCGTTCTGTAAGAAAGTTAACATTCCGTTCAAAGTCTATGGTTTCACCAACGACAGCCGTTTTTACAGCGATGGTTTGGTTGATGATAGGATTGGTCGTTTTGACCCTTCTGACGAACGTTCGATGTATTTCGGATATGTTCGCGAGGAAGACTACAAACTGAATCTGGTTGAGTTTCTCACCAGCGAGATGAGTGTCGAAGATTACACCAATGCATTCCGTATGCTTTGTCTGTTTTCTGAGTCCTATCGTTATATCGGCAAGTCAGGTTATTGGTTCGACCATTATGGAACGTATCTGACGCTGCAGTCAACGCCGATTATTCCGACGATTGTTGCTGCGCGCAAGATCCTGAAAGAGTTTCAGGATAAGCATCGCGTCGATGTTCTGAATACTATCTTCCTGACTGATGGCGAGGGTAATGCTGATATGCGATTCGGGTGGTCTGGTTGGAATGTTCCTACCATTCAGATTCAGGATGGAATCACGCAAGATCGGTTTCAGTTCAGAGAAAAAAATAATTATGAATACACGAACACCCATCACCAGTCTTGCATGTTTCAATGGTTGAAAGAAGTCACTGGGACCAATCTCTATGGATTCTTTATCGGCGAAGATCAAGACCTTCGGAATGTTCTGAGGACCTACAAGAAGCAAGGTTTGATCGCCGACGATTCCACCCATAGGAAGAATCTGACTGTTGATCAACATGCTTCGGTTCCGTTGGCTGGGTTCGATCAATACTACCTGGTGGTGATCAATCGCGAGAAGGCTGCTGCAAAGAATATTCCTTATAGGAATGAAAAGACGAAGATCTATAAGCAATTCGTTGGTGAGCAGTCTTCGAAGGTTAATCGCAAGATCCTGGCTCAGAAGTTCTCCCAAAGTATCGCTGCTTGAGCTAAGTTATTGATTGGTAATGAGTTTTTTAATTTTACTTTTGTCGCCAGATAGGCGATAATAGTCTGACTTGGAAAGAGGTTTATATAATGCGTTCTACTGTGTTTTCTTCCGCCGTCGCTCGCGAAGAGTTCCTGACTCAACTTCGGGCAGAGTTCAAAGTTGCGGAGCTCCGTGGTTCCGTGATTGCGAAATTCGCTAAAGACAATGGGTATCCGAATCCTGGATTCATCTTCTCTGACCTGACCCGTCGAGTTTCTCGTGGGTGGTATTCGATCAGCGTTAACTCGCCGACCAAGGCGAAGGTGAAGCCTGCGCCCAAGATCGTTGAGGTCGCGAGCGTCGCTGAGACTTCGCCTCAGCAGGTAGTATCGATGACCAGTCGTCGGCGCACTGCTGATAACGTCAGCGAATCGTTCGTCCCTGAGCGCAGTTCGACTTATGTTCCGTTCGGATTCTTCTCCGACCTCAAGAACATAATTTCGTCGAAGATCTTCTATCCCGTGTATATCACTGGATTGTCTGGTAACGGGAAGACGTTCATGGTCGAACAAGTTTGCGCTGCTCTGAAGCGTGAGATGATTCGGGTCAATATCACGCGAGAGACCGATGAGACCGATCTGATTGGTTCCTATGAGCTGATCGATGGTAACACTATCCGCCGTGAAGGTCCTGCAATCGTCGCCATGCGTCGTGGTGCGGTTCTGCTTCTCGATGAGACTGACTATGGTTCTGAGCGTCTGCTCTGCCTTCAGCCGATTCTCGAGGGCAAACCATTCTTCGACAAGAAGACTGGTGAAATCATCCATCCTGCGCCTGGGTTCAACGTGATCGCGACTGCGAACACCAAGGGCAAAGGTTCTGACGATGGTCGCTTCATCGGCGCGAACGTTCTTAACGAAGCATTCCTAGAAAGGTTTGCTATTACAGTTGAGCAGGAGTATCCTAGTAACACGGTCGAAAGTAAAATTCTTTCGAAAGTGTTTGCTGAACTTGGATGTTCCGATAAAGATTTCGAGGAGAAACTGGTGATCTGGGCGGATATTATCCGTTCTTCGTTCGAGACTGGTGCTGTGAACGAAATCATTTCTACTCGTCGCCTCGTGCATATCGCGAAGGCATTCAGTATCTTCAAGGATCGAATGAAGGCAGTTCAACTCTGTCTGAATCGCTTCGATGAGGATACCAAGAACTCTTTCCTTGACCTGTATACCAAAGTCGACCAGAATGCTCATGGTGAGCAGCCTGCCCCTGCCGAGGGTGAAACCACCGAACCGACGAATGCTTTCTAATCGGTTTGGTGTAATTTGATGAAAGCAATGGAGTGTAATATGAGTGCAACTAAGTCAATCCTCAACTATCTGAGCAAAGGCAATCAGATGACGACTCGCGCAGCGCGAACGATGTTCAAAATCAAGAACGTCGCTGATGCGGTCTATGTTCTTCGCAATGAAGGGCATGTGATTTACACGAACCGTGTAACTCTGTCTGATGGTCGTCAAGCGTTTGCTTATCGCATGGGGCAACCCTCGCGAGCTTACACGCAAAGCATGAAGAGCCGACATCTGGCTCGTGCGCGTCAGACTCTCTATCGGGATGCGATCTCCGCCTGATATAGTTTGACAACTCTGAGGGGATGATATATAATTATATCATCCCCTCACTTCATTTGGAGATATTATGGTTAGAGTGATTGTTGCAGATACAAAACTTGACTGCGAACATCTTCTCGGTCAGTTCCTCGATGAATCTCATTATGATGTTCTGATCGAAGAAGATACAGATTGCTACGGTGTTGCTGGATTCTCAACCAGCGAATTATCTGAAGATCGAATCGCATTCAAGTTTCGGAAAAATTTCTTTGGTGAAAAAGAACAGCGTCAAGCATATCTCGGATTACATGAAGCAGCTACGCTATCTCAAAATCGTGGTCTTGCTTCTGGTCCAAAAGATGAAAAGTGTTTGAATCGTGAATGGGTAACTGAATATCAATATAGGTTACTCTCAGCGCTCACGACAGTTTATCAACCACCGAATCAATCATTACAAGAAACAGTAAATCAAACTGCTTCTGAAATGAAAGCGATGTACGAAAACGAAGAAACAACTCGTGGTCTTGTTTGGCTTGCGTCAGAAACTGGTGATGATGAATTTAAATTTGATGAGTGGGTTTCTACAGTAGGAAAAAAAGTATCATCAACTGATAAACTCAGAGCAGAAGCAAAAAGAATTCTTGACAAATATATTTCAGACACGACGTATGCGAATCCAGTAAACTCTGGCATTGCTGGTTACTTTGATCGATACCCACGCATTCCTTATGGTCGTGCAACTTCTTACACTGAACACAACTATGAAAAGTTTCAGATGGCATTTCCGTTCCTCAAAACATTGAGTAGAGGATTCAGAGAACTTCTTCCTAATCGTTGGAAAGCACAGAAAGAAGAATGTAATAAAATTGATTCCAAGTTTGTTATTCCTGGGACTGTATTCACAACTGTCACAGTGAATAAAACATTCAGAACTGCTGCTCATCGTGATGCTGGTGATTTGGATACAGGTCTGAGTAATCTTCTTGTTCTATCGAATGATGGTAATTACACTGGGGGATATCTGATATTTCCTGAGTATCGTATCGCAGTAAATGTAAGACCTGGTGATTTGCTTCTGGTAAACAATCATGAAATCATTCATGGTAATACACCCATCGTTCTCGAGTCTCCAACTTCTGATCGTGTTTCTTTGGTTTGTTACTTCAGAAAGAAAATGGTTGAACTTGGTTCCTGGGAATATGAAAATCTAAGATACAGATTCGTTGAAGATCGTAGGAAAAATTCAGAGCATAAACTCTGGACTAAAAAATGGAATGGCGTTTCCGCTGGAATGTGGAGCGAAAAAGAGTGGTATGATTATTTGGAGCTGAATGGTGGTCGAGAAATGGTTGCTAAATATCATCCAGAAGCGTATCATAAAGAAAGCACACTTGAAAGTCTGTTTGGGTGATATATGAAAGTATTGACTGTTGTTCATGACTTTAATAATTTCGGTGGGATCATTTCACATACTGAGCAATTGATTGCTGGTTTCAAAGATCTTGGTCACGAAACTGGATTTGTTTATCTTCGTCCGACGAAAACTGGCGGCAAATTCTCTGACGACTACAGCGCTGATGGATATGATATTGGCGTCGGCACTGGTATTCCAGTTCATCAGGGTAAAGGATGGCGTGGTAATTACCTGTCTTTCATCAACGATGACGATGTGGCTAAATTTGTTAAACTAGCAAACAAGTATGACATTGTGATTTGGGAATCTATCTTTGGTTTCAAATGCCAGGAGTCAGAAGGAAAACAATCTTGGCTTCGAATGTTCAAAGAGGTGAAAGCGAAACATATTGTAATCGTGCACGATGGTAATCTTCGTAAGAACTATCCATGGATTCATCATCTTCGTAAACACATTACAGCACTTGCTTGCGTTCATCCTAGCGCATTTAATCAAGCAGAAGCAATGAATATTCCTCGTGCCTTGATTCTGAATCCACAGGACATTTCAAAGAAACAAGAAACATCTTTTGGTAAGAAAACAAATACAATCTTTTCACTTCAAACATTCAAGCGTTGGAAGCGTGTTGATGATCTTGTAGCTGCAGTTCCTTATATTAACGGTCAAGTTGTTATTGCTGGTGATGGTATAGAACGATCATACATGTCATCAAAAGATAAGTGTAAAGCAGAATACTATTGCACATTGAATCGTGACCCGCAAGCAACTGAAGATCGAATTGGAAAACCAATCTGGCAGAATGCATTAGATTATGGAATGGAATATGTTGGTTTCGTTTCTGAAGAAAAACGCGACGAAATTCTCAATCGTGTAAAATTTCTGCTAGATCCTTCATGGTCGAAAACGTATGGTGAACATTTCAATCGTGTTGTGGTTGATGCTATGCTTATGGGTGTTGTTCCAATCGCTCGTAATCTTGGTGTTTCTGATAATGAGAAAGGAATTGGTTTGTTGAAACCAAATAAGAACTATCTTATGATTCCGTGGGATGCAACACCAAAAGAGTTCGGTGATCTTTGCAATAAATTTCTGTCAATGAGTCAGGCTGATTATGAAGAAATTGTTTCAAACAATTTTGAATTTGTGAAACAGTTTGATCGCAAAGAAATCGCATCACAGTATATTTCTCTTGCTATTGACGAAGCAGAAACAAAAACTGGCAAGTACACTGAGTCATTAAATGATACTGTTGATTCAGTTTGGTACGATCATTTCGGATTCAAAGAAAAGTTGAACGTGGTTAGTTCTTTGGAGAGCCTATTCGGTTGACTATATAGTTTTGTGGTTTGATTTTTACACTTTGGAGTTAATATGCAACTAGAAATTTCTGTTGAGAAACTGCGCAAGAACAAACTGTTTGTGGCTACACCAATGTATGGTGGTATGGCTCATGGGATGTATGTGAAGTCTTGTCTCGATCTACAAAGCGTCTGTAACAGTTATGGTATTGAGGTTCGATTCTCGTTCATCTTCAATGAATCTCTTATCACTCGCGCGAGAAACTATCTTGCTGATGAGTTTCTGAGAGCTGATAAATTCACGCATCTTCTTTTTATTGACTCAGATATTGAGTTTGATCCGAGAGATGTAATTGCGCTTCTCGCTCTTGATAAAGAAATCATTGGCGGACCTTATCCCAAGAAATCAATCAAATGGGGATCAGTTATCCAAGCAATTAAACGTAATCCTGACATTTCACCAGCAGAACTTGAGAAAGTGACTGGCGATTATGTATTCAATGCTGTTGCTGGTACCAGTCAATTCAGCGTTGGTGAACCACTTGAAGTAATGGAAATTGGCACTGGATTTATGCTGATTAAGCGCGAAGTGTTTGATAAATTTAAAGAAGCATATCCTGAAAAGTCATATAGACCTGATCATGTTGGTCAGCAAAACTTCGATGGAACCCGCAACATTCATGCATTTTTCGACACATATATTGATGCTGGTGCTTCTGAGCGCTATCTTTCTGAAGACTATATGTTCTGTCAATGGTGGAGAAAGATTGGCGGTCAGGTTTGGCTATGTCCTTGGATGAAAACTCATCATATCGGAACATACGCATTTACAGGAGATATGCCAGCTGTCGCGCAACATGTAGGATCAATGTGATGATACTTGGTTTCGTTGGTTTCATGTCAAGCGGAAAGGGAACCTGCGCTGATTATCTCGTAAACAAACGTGGGTTTGTCAAAGAAAGTTTTGCTAATTCTGTGAAGGATGCAGTATCAGTTGTCTTTGGTTGGGATCGTCAACTGCTTGAAGGCGACACTGATTATTCTCGTGGATGGCGTGAGCGCGCAGATCCTTGGTGGTCAAATCGATTTGGTTATGAATTCACACCAAGGTCTGCGCTGCAACTGATGGGGACTGAATCTGGAAGAGATGTATTTGATGAAAACATTTGGGTATATTCTATGTTCCGCAGAATGAATCACAGTAAGAATTATGTAATTGCTGATGTTCGCTTTCCAAATGAAATTCAAAAGATCAAAGAAGATGGTGGAATGATAATTAGAGTCAAGAAAGGTCCAGATCCAATCTGGTATCTTCCTGCTATGGATGTAAACACGAAACGCGATTTAAATGTAATGGCAGAAAACTTTCCTCAAGTTCATTACAGTGAATGGGCTTGGATTGGTTCTGAAGGAATTGATTACACAATTAACAACGATGGGAGTATCGAAGATCTAGAAAATGAAATTGAAAAACTGTTGCCATTATGTGGTCTTTCGTAGTATAATATTGTTCTCTTGTAATGGAGGTTCGTTATGAAACTGTCTGATAATACTGTAAAAGTTCTGAAAAATTTCTCAACAATCAATCAAGGGATTATTGTAAAGCCTGGGAAACTTCTGCGCACGATTTCTCCCAACAAAGCAGTTCTTGCTGAGGCGACTGTTGCTGAGAAGTTTCCCCATGAGTTTGGAATCTATGATCTCAACAAAGCATTGAGTTTGCTTTCTATGTCAACTGATAATGAGGTTGATATTGGTAAAGAGTTTCTTGAATTCAATAGTCTGAGTGGTCGTGCGAAAATTCGTCAGCGATTTACTTCTCCCACTTTGATTCTTGCTCCACCTGAGCGTAGAGTGCTTGCTGATACTTTTGATGCTCAATTCACTCTGAGTGCAGAAACGCTGAACTTCCTTTTCTCTGCTGCGAATGTTCTGAAGTGTCCGAACATTGTGATTCGTGGCGAAAGTGAAGATGATGGCGTTTCACTCACGGCGACTGACGTCAAAGGTCAAATCGTTGATGATGCGAGCATTGATGTTGATGGTGCATTTGATGCTCCGTTCACCGTTGCTATCAAAGTTGAGAATCTGAAGATTATTCCTGACAACTATCAGGTTATGATTTCTTCTCGTGGCGTTTGTAAGTTTGTAAATGAAGATGAAAGCCTCCTTTATTGGATCGCTCTTGAGCAAGGTTTTTCTAAGTTTGGAGAATGATTATGTTGACTACATTGAATCCCACGGATAAGGCAAAACTGAAAGGTAAGTTTGATGAGATCAGCAATGCGTATACTCGCATTGAAGCTGAACGCGATCTCGTGAAAGAAATCTTTGCTGATATCAAAGATGAGTTTGAGATTGTGCCGAAGGTGACTCGTAAACTTGCAAGGATTTATCATAAGCGAAATCTGCAGGAAGTTGTTGCAGAGAACGAAGAAGTTACCGAAGCATACGATCAATTGTTTTCCTAATCAGGAATTTATATTATGAATGATGTTGACCAAATACTCTGGGTCGAGAAATATCGACCCAGGACTGTTGAAGATTGTATTCTTCCTGAGACAATGAAGAATACATTTCAACAATATGTTGATCGAAAAGAAATCCCCAATATGATTCTTGCTGGAACTGCAGGCGTTGGTAAAACAACTGTGGCGAAAGCAATGTGCGAAGAAATCGGCGCAGACTATATTCTGATCAACGGATCGGATGAGTCTGGTATTGACACTCTGAGAACGAAGATCAAAGGATTCGCATCTTCTGTTTCGTTGATTGGTGGTCGAAAGGTCATTATTATTGATGAGGCGGATTATCTGAATCCAAATTCAACTCAGCCTGCGTTTCGTGGTGTGATTGAAGAGTTCGCTGGTAACTGTTCATTCATCTTCACCTGTAACTACAAGAACAGAATCATCGAGCCTCTTCATTCTCGATGCACTGTAATTGACTTCAAACTACATAATGGGCAGAAAGCAAAGATGGCGACGCTTCTTCTGAAGCGTGTCAAGCAAATTCTGAATCAAGAGAATGTTGAGTTTGATGAGAAAGTATTAGTTGAAGTCATCACTAAATACTTTCCTGATTACCGTCGCGTTCTAAATGAACTACAGCGTTATTCTATCAGTGGTAAGATTGACGTTGGTATTCTGGCGGTGATGACTGATGTTCGATTGGATGAATTGGTTTCTGGTTTGAAGGATAAGAACTTCAAAGAAGTTCGTAAGTGGGTTGGGACGAATAGTGACGCTGACGTGCATTCAATCTATCGTCAAATCTACAATAAGATTTATGATATCCTTGAACCTGGAACGATTCCGTTGGCAGTTGTGTTGATTGGTAAATACCAGTATCAAGCAGCTTTTGTTGTTGATCAGGAAATCAATCTCATGGCATTTTTGACTGAGTTGATGATTGAGTGTGAATTCAAATGACAGATCTCTTCAAAGAAATCATCCCGAGCATCACAAAGACCAAGAAGCATGTTCTTGAGAATGAGAATGACTATGTTCCTTTTCTGGTGAATCGATCGCTGTCAAATTATGATGATTGTTTGTTTCAATCTAATGAAATGAATATGTTATATCATCTTGATAAAAAACTACAATATGATTATTTTATAAATATCATTCGTGCGAAAAATAGAAGTTTCGCTAAGTGGCATAAGCCAATGAAAGAAGATGATTTGGAATCAGTCAAGATCTTTTATGGATACTCGAATGTGAAAGCAAAAGAAGCATTAAGAGTGCTGACAGATGATCAAATCGCCATGATTAGAAAAATAACAACAATAGGTGATTGACCATGCAAAACGTCGTAGACAGTCTAATTGAGGTGAGACTTCAAGAGAGGGA